CGGGATGAACAGCAGCATCATGTTCTGCAGCAGGCTGCCCGCCGTGCGCTCCAGCGCGTCGGGCACGCGGCCGTAGGCGAGCAGGGCGGCGAGCAGCAGCAGCATGCCCGCCAGCGCGCCGGGCAGCGGCAGGTGCAGCCATTGGACGAGAAGCTCTCCGAGGAGCTGGAAGGCGAAGAGCGCGGTGAGGGCGTAGACCATGGGCGCGATCATCGCCCATGTCCTGCGCGGGCGTGGGTGATCGGCCGATTGCGCGAGCGGCGCAGTCGCAATACGCTGGCGTGGCTACTTCATCCATGCTAGGAGTTAACGCCATGGCCACCACCACCTACCACGCGCCCACCTTCGATCCCACCGTGGACGAGATCGAGACGCTCAAGCAGCTCGAAATGGGCCAGTCCCTCAGCGTGCCCGACGCGCTCAAGCACCACTTGTCCGGCCGCCTGCTCGACTGGGGCTACATCGGCAAGACGCCCAGCGGCCAGTTCAGCATCACCGAGACGGGGCGCCAGCTCATCCGGCGCCAGAACAACTAGGGCGTATTGCGCGCGGACAAAGAAAAGGCCGCCTCTGCATGCGCAGAGGCGGCCTTGCCGTGTCTGGTGCCCGGGGCCGGAATCGAATGCTAGCGTTTATGCGGGTTCTGGCGGGTTGTTCGCTTTTTGTGCGCTTTTGCCCGCGAAGAATTTCCGAACGGCGGATTCCGGCCAGCGCGGCTTCCGAGGCCCGGTGCCTGGGGCGGGTGGGGGAAACCCGGGTGATTTCACCAGAACGTCGCGGACGTGGTAGCGGCTGAGCTTCGTCATGGTGGTGATGTCATCGATGGTGAGCAAGTTCATCTCGTGCTCCAGAAAAGACAAAGCCCGCTATGCGGGCTCTCGGTGGGTGTTGGTATGTGAGGTGGTCATGGAGTAGTCGTCCTGTGATGACGCTCCAGCAGCCGGGCTACCCGGGCAATCAGCTCGCCCGGGTACTTGTCCCCGTCGTCAAGAAAGTAGCCTCCATTGCGCCTTCGGAAGTGGGCCTTGACACGGGCCTTCGCCTCGTTGAGGCAGGCTGCCCGGAGGGTGAAATAGCGTCTGCCGCCGCCGTAGTAGATCTTGGCTATGCCGATCTTCATGGGGCGATCCATCCCCACAGGTCAGGGTCAATGTGCGGTGTTTCCCAGCCTTCGATCATGCCATTGGCGCCGATTTTCATGATGATGTAGTCGCCGTACCCGCTCTCACCGACCGCGAGCATGTCGGGCACGTAGCCGTTTTTCTCGGCCACGATGTTTCCGTCAGCATCCAGCAACTCGTACTCGCCAGCATCGCAGACCTTGTAGTGCACGTCTGCCGTGGTGCCTTCTGGCCAGTCAAGCACGCGCCCCGATTCCAGTTCGATGGCAGGCGCCCAGCAGCTTTCCAGGCGCAGAGGGATCAGCGCACCGTCTGTGTCCTCGACGCCGTTGACTGTCGCGTCTTCCCAGTAACGGACCTCGGCCATGACTCTGATTACGGCCACGTCGAATTCCTTCGTCACGTTTGCTCTGATTTTCATTGTGATCTCCAAGAAAATGCCCCGTCTAATGGGGCGTTATGTGGGTGTTGCGCCGAGCCAGCCACCTGAAGTGAGGCGGCATCCCGGCCTGTTGATATGCCGCCCACAGCTCCGCGCCTTCGGTGCAACGCTGCAGGGCGGGGCTCTTGCCGGCTGCTTGGCAGATAGGGCAGCCGGCGTGGTGGTCCAGGTACACGCGGTCGGCGGCGTACCAGTCGGGTGGGGAGGTCATGGCTCAGTAGCCCCCGGCGCGCCGCACAAGCACAACAAGTGCCACTGCAGCCTGCAGCGGTACGACGCCATTTCCGACCTGACGCAACTGGTGAGCGCGGGATTCGTCCACCAGATAGGCCATCCCATCAGCCAGCATGCGAACGCCGGGTTTAGTCGCCGGGGCAAGGTCCGGTCGGTTGGCGACAATGGCCGCCCATCGAGGGTGGAGAGGACCGGGTGCGAAAAGTGGTGCTCCACGAAGTTCGGCAGCTGCTCGCCCTTCGTGCCCTGGCCACGCTCCTGCAGGCTCTGGCTGTTCGGCGTGCGGTAGTCCCTGCTTGCCGGGGTCGGCCACTGTTGGCTCGACCGATGGAGCGTCAGCATGCCGGCCTTCGCCGATCCGCTTTGCTCCGCGTCCTGGGCCATCGGCGTCGGCCACTGCGCCGCAGCGCTGGGCAGCATCAGGTCGCCCTTGCTGCCCGCCTGATTCGGCCCGCCCTTCGTGCCATCCGTCGCCCGTGGCGTCGGCCACTGCTCCATCAGCGCCTTGGCTTGCCCGTCCAGGATCAGCACGTTCTTGCCATTCACCCGCTGGTAGTCCACGCCCTTGGCCGACTGGGTGGTGGGCGTCATCCACAGCTTGGCGGCCAGCGCAATCGTCGGACGGTCCGCCGCGCCGGCCGATGCCGAGCGGTTGATGCGTTCGTGGCCCGTGTCCGGTGTCGGCCACGCGCCGCCAGGCAAGGCAGAACCACCGTGCGCGTCCATGGCTGGCGCCCACGTCGGACGCGGAAAGAGTGATCCATTCCGCGTCCCACCCGCGGTCGGCCAGTTCTCCCACGACGCGGGCGGCGGCACGCTCGAAGAGCGCGCCTTCGGCTTCGTCCACAGCGGTGGCGGTGGCAGTAGCGATGGCGCTGACGTTCTCCAGAACGAGGCCATGCGCACCGCAATCGTCGGCGAGGTCGAGGATGTCGAAGAACAGGCCAGAGCGCTGGCCATCGAGGCCGGCGCGGCGGCCGGCAATGCTGATGTCCTGGCACGGGAAGCCCGCAACGATGAAATCCACGCATCCGCGCCACGCTGCGCCGTCGAAGGTGAGCAGGTCAGACCAGATAGGAGCCGGATCAAGGGCTCCCGCCTCCATAAGGCGGGCAAGCTGCGCGGCTGCAGGGGCTTCCCGCTCCACGTAGCAAACGGTTCGATGTTCGACGCCGAGTAGCTCGCATGCGGCGCGCACGCCTTCTCCGAGCATGCCGGCGCCGGCGCAGAGTTCGATGGAATGTAGAGCCACATCGGCGCTCCAGAAAGAGAAAGGCCCGCGTCAGCGGGCCTGTGGGTTGGGTTCGGCTGGCTCTTTCCAGCGGTCGCGCTTCTCTCCGCGATCTCGGCTACGTCGGGAGGCCATGGGGCGCCCCTTTCCATCCGATCCGTCGCAGGTAGTGGGGCGGCAGGGTGTGCCAGTCGAAATCGTCCTTGAAGTCGCCGCAGTGGTGCTCGCGCGGCGTCAGGACATGGCCGGCCGCAAGCGGGTAGGTCGTGCCGTGCACGCCGCCCAGCATTCCCGCGCGCTGATCGGCGGGCACTGGCGCAGAGCGGCGGCATTCGCCCACGATGCTGTTGTGCTGGTGCCACCAGTCACAGCCAGCGCAGCAGGGGCCATGCCTCACGTACCAGCGGTCGGCCAGCTCTTGGGCGTCAGCCATGGCTGTCCCCCTTGATGCCGTGGGCGGCGGCGACGATAGCGCGGGCATGCTCGCGCATTTGATTCCTGCCTTGCTCCAGCATGTAGTCCCACGGGTAGTCCATGATGTCCGCCATCTTCCGTGCAGCGCGGTCGGCTTGCTCCTCCGTCAGCGGCTCCACTACAGCCGGTGGCGTGGGCTGGGTGCGGCGGGCGGCTTGCCAAGCCTCCCACTGCTCTTGTGTTGCTGCAAACGTGTAATACCCATCGGATGCGTGTGTCAGGAACGGATGAGCGGCGCCAGCAGGGCCAAGTCGGTTTGCCATCCACGCCTCGAACTGTTCGCGCTCGCTCGGCGCTGCGCTTGTGGTGTCAGTCATCGCGGCCTCCTTTGTTGACGTCAGAGGGGATCAACATCGCCCCGCGCTTGGCTTCTTCGATAGCCTCTTGCCAAGTGGCGCTTGCTGAGTCCCGCCACCAGCCGTCGTACAGCTTCGACCCGTTGGGATGCGTGACCCGGATGTACCAGTTGGTCGAGAGCGCGTCCTTGGACACGTTGATGTCGTGGCCTTTGAAGCGCGCGTCGTGTTCTTCTGGCTCGGGTGGCTCGTGGCGCTCGCAGTTGCATTCGCAGCATGGGCAACGCATCACACGCCTCCTTCCTTGGCCTGGGCGCGGGCGGCGTCGATGGCGGCATCACACTCCTGCGCGGTTTTCATCCATGAATGTGTGAACGGCTTGAATTCACCGCATCCGGTATCGCGCAGCCAGCGATACCGCGCAGCATCCTCCGCATCCCCCTCTGCTACAGGCGCTGCCCCACCTGATGCGGGGGAGGCGTAGGCGCATTCGATCCGGTAAAGGCCGGGATATTTTGCGCAATCCCGGACCAGCTCTGCCGGTGCTGGGCCGTCTGCCCAGTAGTTCGCGTCATGTACCCATTTGCCGAAGCCATTCTTGCGCAACATTCGGTGCGCAACTGGCGCCCCCGCTTGCTCGGAGGTGGGCACTGCCTGCTGAGCGGAGAACGCAGCGGTTGTGCACAGCCACACGTCATCGCGGCACACCTGCTCGCCGTTGATCGTGTCGGTGTAGAGCACCGGCACCTTGTCGCCGCCGAGCTTCCAGCCCTGGGCCGTGCGAATGTCCAGTGCGCGCTGGTATGCGGGCACTGCCTGCTGTGGGGCTGGGTGGCTGAACAGGCACTCGGCGTCACACAGAGGCGGCGGAGCATCGTCGTAGCGGGTGTAGGTGGCTTCGCCTTCGTGTTCTTCTCCGGTGGCAACGAGATAGACGCGCTTCACCGGCTCCTGCGCTTCCGCTGGTAGCTGAGGTGCTGCCTCTATCCAATCTCGTGCGCCTTGGAGTGTTGGCGTGATGCGCACAAGCGGATGGGCAGCCCACGAGCCAAGGGGGCGCATGGAGCGTCCTTCGAGCGCTACACCTGGGGCGTATACGCCAACACGTTTTCCAAGCGACAGGGCCATCCCCACCTCTATGAGAGCACCTTTTAACGGGAAATCATCTGGCTCAACATGCAGCACCACGCCTTGCGCCGAAGCCACCTCGCGTGCGATGCGCACCCACAGTTCGCCAACGTCATCAGTTTCACCTGGGCCAGCTTCGTCAATCCAGGTGCTGACGATGGGCCAACCCGCAGTGCGCAGCGCACGCCAGCGGGCCGGGCGCTCAGGAAGACTGGCGCGGCTCGCCACGTAGATGCCCGCTGGCACCGCTACAGCAGCAGGCGCTGCCTGGGCAGTCGGGGATGCTGCGAGTGCACGCAATCGCCCCAGCTCGATCTTGAGTTCGGCTACTTCGATGGCCCGCTGATCTGCGAGCCGCATCCAGGCTTTTGCCTTGTCGCGGCCCAGGTCGTAGTAGGCGTGCATCTTCTCGGCGCCAAATGCGGGGCAGCCGAATTCGAGCATGCCGTCCGGCTCGGGCAGCGCCGGATACTCGCCCGAAGGCGCCGATATGGGATTCCCCATAACGGGCGCTGGCTCTGCCTTGGGGGCGGCTGCGAGCATGGCGCCGTACACCTCGCCGTAGATGCCTTCCTCGATCCGAAGCGCCTCGACAGCGACATTCTTGTAGACCGCCGTACCGTTCGCGTACTTCACGGCGGCGGTCTTCATTTCTTCGGTCGCCTCGCACGGCGCCAGCACAAACCCCGCTGGCGGCTGTGCTGCTGCGGTGGAGAGGGCTGCGCGAAGGCGGTTGATGAATACAGCCGTGTGTTCCACGTCCTTCCATGCTGGGGTGTCCCAGCGGTCAACGACGGCTTGCGCTGCTGCTATCAGGGCGGCATTGGTATTGGTGGTCATGGTGTGATCCTCGAAATCTCAGCCAGCAGCCCGGCGCGGGCATCCTGGCGAGCATGGGCGAATGCGTCGTAAAGCGCGTTGTGCAGCGCGTTCGCTGTCGTGAAGTTCGGCAGCGGCAACGAAACTTCCTGCCCATTTGGCAGCGTGTATTCGGCGATACCGCGCGGGTCGCTCATGTCTATGGCGGCTTGGTTGTGCCAGCGGAACGAAAGAGCGTTACCCATTGCTCCCTCCCTCATCAGCACTGGAGGGGTAGGGCAGGGGCATCCAGAGGATCGGGTTCACGTGCATGAACGGCCAAATCCATGCGCCGTTTCCCGCGTAGGCCGATTGAAGCCAATAGCCGCTGGCAACGGCCTGTTCGTGCTTGCCACGCAGAAGAACGTATCCCGAATTCTTCGGCGCTGTCTCAATGGGACGCCACACGCTGGGCTCACTGATCTGGTGCAGGCACTGGCGCGAGCGCAGGGGCTCCACGCCACCAGCGCCTATGGCGGAGAGCTGCTGCTCCAGCTCCGCAATGCGGGCGTGCTGGCGGCGCAGCTCGGCGGCGGCTTCATCCATCACTTGGTCAACCTCCTGGCAGTAGCCTCCAGGCTCGTCTTCGCTCACTTGTGGGTATGTGGCTACGGCGTTCTGCAGCCAGTCGGCCAGCCGCAGCGCCTCAGGTTGTTCTGCTTCTGTCATGGCTAACAGCTCCATGAAAAAAGCCCGCGCTGGGCGGGCTTGGTGGTTGAATCTACTGGCCGGGTCCGCTTACGCGCCGCGCCATCGGTACAAGGCCAGAGAGCCACGTGGCAGCCGCCCCGTTGCGGAGCCTTCTTTCTGCTGCGCGTTTTGCTCGATTGCGCAGGTAATAGCTGTGGCGGCGATCTATGATGTGTTGCCGGTCAAATGCAGGGCGCCGGGCGTCGGGGCCAGGAGTTGCCGAATAAACCGGTGTCTCCCGGCCCTGCACACCTACCTGCTTGCGGTAGCTGACGATCCGGAAGAACTTCCCCGGATGGTTCGCGCGCGCTGTCGTCAGGCAGGCGTTGATTCGGTTGCGCGGCCATCCGAGGTGTTCGACAAGCTCAGGCACGCTCATGGGGCCGCACTCACGCAACGCGGCGATGATGGCGTCGCGCGTGGTCGAAGGCGCTGGCATTAAGCCGCCTCACGAACATCTGGGGCGTTTGCCGCCAGGGCGGCACGGAGCTTCGCCTCATACTGACTCACCAGGCCGGCGAACGCGAGTATGTCGGTTTCCAGCTCTTCAATGGCGTCCTCATCGCGGTTGATGCTGTGGATGACCATGTGCTGCAGGTCGGGACACCAGAGCACCAGATCAACCCACTGGCGGCCCAGCAGCCACAGGTAGCCCAGGCACTGGTCCATGTAGGCCGAAATGTCGCCATCGGCCACGGCAGTGAAAAGGGTGTCGCTGCTAACCATGGTCTTGATTTCCAGCACGCCGTCGTCATCGATCAGACCGTCCGGGCTGAGGCCAAACACCGCATCGTCAGACAGATAGAACCCAGCTTCATCTACCATGTGCCCCGTGCGGCCCTCGTACATGGCGCGCGCGATCGGCTCCTGCTCGTTGCCGGTGCGCATTGCTGCGTTCTGGAACTTCGACGGAGCGTGGCCGCCAACGCGCTCGCGTGCGATGTCGCGGGCATAGTCCATGCAGGCCTTGCTAGGCTGGCCGCTTTTCAGCTTCTCGCGGGCATCGCGGAACCTGCTGCCGGTGATCTTGCCCCGACGAGCTGTCAGCCATTCTTCTGAGCCTTGATCAAGATGTAGCCACGGCATCTTTCACCTCCACATCGGTTGCCTCTGCCTTTGCCGCTTCCGCCGTCAGGCGCTTCTTGTGCGACTGGCAGGCCTTCTTGAATGCGTCATGCGATGGCAGCTCATTGGCGAGCTTGCCGTTGTGCTCTGCCCAGTACGCGTTGAGTTCATCGACCGTCTTCGTCGCGCGCACGCCGTCGATGATTGGCGCCGGGTCGATTGCCGAAGGCTTGGGCGCCAGCGATGCCAGCCCTTCGCCGCCCTCGGTGTTCAGGTGGTGGATGGCCTGATCCAGGCGGTCGGACTTCGGCCAGTATTTGTAGGCCCGCTTCACCACGGTTTTCTTGGCCATCTCGCCGTAGTCGGTGTCCCACGGGGACGACTTCCCAGCCTTGACGGATTCAGAGCGATTCTT